GAAGTATTGGTATTTTCCCAATGCTCAATTGAGTGCAGTAACTGAAGGTTCTGGAACTGCTAAAGCAGATGGTTCTTCTTACTCTGTTGTTTTCTTAGCTGAAAATTTATACTTAGCAAAAGAAGTAGACGCTGATATTATCGCTGATATCGTTGCATAATTTCTTTTAGCACTTTTAAAATTCCCTCATCTTAATTGGTGGGGGTTTTTTGTTTTAAACGAATTTGTTATTTATAACAATATAGTTATGATTTACATAGAAAAAAATCAAGAGAATAAAATATGTTTGACTTTGTCGGAGTCGACTACAATAAGTAATCCTTATTATTTATTCGTGTTTCAAAATGAGTACAACAAAGCAAGTGACCCAATTTTATGGGTTGGTACTGACATTTCAGAACATACAAACAGATATAACTTATTCCTAATGGATGAAACGACAAGCGATTCGTTTAGCATTGGGCAATATACATATACAATCTATGAAAGTGATACTTTACCTGACGATGAAACTGGCTTGATAGCGGTTGAAGAAGGGCGTATGGTTGTCAGTGGAGTAGTAATAAACTCAATTTACGAATGAAATTATTTGGATTCAACATTGGAAAGAGTACAAGCGTAGAGATGACTGAAACGTCAAGCTATCAATCTTTCTCAACACCATTTTTAAAAGTTAGAGGTGGTAATTTAAGTCTTCCGTATGTAAATGCAAGACAACAAACTAACGGATATATCAGATTTGGAGATGACAACTTGTATCCTCAAATGATTAACCAACTTTATTACACAAGTCCTTTACATTCGTCAATCATTGACTTTAAAACTAACGCTATTATCGGTGGTGGTTACGAGTTAAAGGTGGATGAAAACGCTACGGCAGTGGATAAAGTAGAAGTTTATTCAATCGAAAGACGTTTAAACTTAAAAAAGTCTTTACACACAATCACAAAAGACGTTCTTTTACACAATAGAAAGTATTTTATTTTACGTTTCAATAGTTTAGGCGACTTAGTAGGAGTCAAATCAATAGGTTCTGAGAAAGTAAGACGTGACAAAGACGGAGAAAATTACTTTATTTGTGATGATTGGTGGAGTCAAATTGAAATTAGAACCATTAAACGCTATTCAAAACATTGTAAAGATACAGAACAATTGTATGTTTACGAGAATCACCAAGTAGGGCAAGACATTTATCCACTACCAAGCTATACAAGTGCTTTTAATTGGGCATTTTTAGATGGCGAAATGTCGTACTTACAAAAGTCAAACATCTTAAATTCAATTTTTCCATCTTTTGCTATGATGTTTCCAAAGAAACCACAAGGAGAAGAAGAAAAGAAAGCCATTAAAGATACTATTGAACGTGCTAAGGGTGCACAAAATGCTGGTAAAGCGGTTGCATTCTTTGCTAACAATAAAGAACAACTACCAACAATTGAATCTATACCAACAAACAACTTAGATAACGTCTTTCAAGTAACGACTGAATCAATTGATAGTAAGATTTGTCAAGCACATACAATAGATCCAATATTAATGGGTATTCGTGTAAGTGGAAAACTTGGTTCTGGTTCTGACATTAAACAAGCGTATGTAATTTTCGAGAAAAATACTATTATTCCAATGCGTCAAGTAGTAGAAGACATAGTAAACGAAATTTTAGCAATCGCAAAAGTAAAAGCTGAACTTGTAATAAACAACTACCAAATTGTAAATGAAACAATTGTAGAAGTAGATGGTGACGCCAGTAAAACACAAGACGCTTTGAATACTATGTCGCCTTTAGTTGCTACAAAAGTCCTTGAATCAATGACTGAAAATGAGATACGTGCTTTAGCATCTTTACCACCAGTAGCAGATGGCGACAAAACAAAATCACAGATAGCACAAGAAGCAATTGACAACGCACCAACAACACCGACACTATGATTTACTTTATAACAGAGAACTATTTAAAAACACAAACACCGATAACGGCAAATTGTGATGTTAACGACATTGTTCCATACATTAAGACACAATCAGATTTGAGGATACAACCAATATTAGGAACGTATTTTTATAATGATATTTTAGCAAAGTACAACGCACAAACATTGTCAGCAAATGAGGAGATTCTTGTAACTTATATACAACCAATTGTTGCGTGGAGAAGTGCTGAAGATGCAGTCTTTGGTTTATCTTACCAGCTTAAAAATAAAGGTCTACAATTACAGAATGGCGACTATTCCAATTCAGTTAGTCAACAAGAGGTTGCTTTTGCTCAAGACCACTACGGACAAAAGGCATCTTTTTACGAGGCTCGTTTGGTAAACTATTTACATACAAATAAAGATTTGTTTACAAACTTTACAAGCGTATTGAATAAGGATAGCGACATTCGACCAACGCACAATCCAGATAATGGTTACACCGATTCAATTATGGTAATATGATTAAAGTAATAGCATCAAATTTAACCATTCTTTTAAAGGTATTAGTTGTATTCTTTGCACCGATTAAAGGTATTATTATACTCGTTGCATTATCTACTATTTTAGATACTGCATTTGGAGTATGGAAAGCGAGTAAATTAAAAGAAAAAGTAAACTCAAAGACATTCCGTCACGGATTTGTACCAAAATTGATGAGTTACGTTGGTGCTATTATGTTAGTTTATGCTTCTGATTTTTTTATAATTAATTACTTGACAAAAGAAGTTATAAGCGTAGATTATTTAGCCACTAAATTAATTGCTTTAATGCTTATTAGTATTGAGGTAAAAAGTATGGATGAATCGTTTGAAAAAGTAAAAGGATATTCTTTTATTAGTAAGATTGTAAAGCTAATTATCCAAGCAAAAGACGTAAAGAAAAAACTTGCAGAATGAAAGTAGAAGTTAAAGCATTATTATCTATATTATTTGCGTGGGCAGTATCTATATTTCTTGTATTATATTTTACTTCTTGTAGTGCTAAATGGCATATCAACAGAGCATACAAAAAAGGTGCAAAGTTAGAGCAAGAAAGCGACACTATCCGCATCACTTCAATAGATTCATTTAAAGTGGTTTTAAAAGATACTTTTTACTTTGAGAAGTATTTTACCACTAAAGATACTATCATTCGTTACAAACGCTTATATGTACCTAAAACAAGATTTGAGACACGAATTGAATATAAGTTAAAACGAGATACGTTAAGACTTGAAAAAATTAAAATACGCAAAGAATATAGAACTAAAACTAAGCCGTTTCCTTACACGCTTTTATTAATTGTTATCGGATTAATTTGCATTACGATAATTTCGTTTATCTTTAAGCCAAAATTTTAATATGAATCTAAGTAAGCACGTAACGATTGACGAGTTTTGCTATTCGCCAACTGCAATAAAGAAAGGTATTCATAACGTAATGAATGCAATACAAGTAAAGAAAGCAATACAACTATGCGAGAATGTATTTGAACCGATTAGAAAGCACGTAGGTAAACCAATTAAAATAAGTAGCGGTTTTAGATGCTATCAACTAAATAAACTTATAGGAGGTTCATCAAGTAGCCAACATACATTTGGCGAGGCGTTTGACTTGGAATTAACAGACAGAAAATTGTTTGATTGGATAATTAAGAACGTAGAATTTGACCAAGCTATCTATGAATTTGGTAACGATGAACACGCAAACTGGTTTCACATATCTTATCGTAAAGGTAACAATCGCAAACAAGTGTTAAGAGCAATTAAAATCGGTGGTAAAACACAATACATACCTTACAAGCCACTATAAAAAGTGGTTTTTTTATTTACTTAAATTTTATTTATGAGAAAGAGATTGTTTTTCGACATCGAAACATCGTTTAATATTGGTATTTTCTGGCGAAGTGGTTACAACTTAAACATACAACCAGACGACATTATAAAAGAACGTGCTATAATTTGTGTAAGTTGGAAATGGGAAGGTAAAGACGAAGTGCATCATTTAACGTGGGACAAAAACCAATGCGATAAATCACTTTTAAAATCGTTTATTAAAGAACTAAACAAAGCGGATGAGATAATTGCACACAATGGAGACAGATTCGATATTAAATGGCTGCGTACACGTTGCTTATTCCATCAGATTGATATGTTTCCACAATACCAAACTATTGATACGCTTAAACACGCTAAAAGTCAGTTTAATTTCAATTCAAATAAGTTAGATTATATTGCTAAATTTCTTGGAGTAGGTGCAAAGTTGAAACACGAAGGAATGGATATGTGGAAAGCAATCATTTTCAACAAAGATGCTGAAGCACTTAAACGAATGGTTGAGTACTGCGATATGGATGTAGTAGTCTTGGAGAAAGTTTACGAAAGATTAGCACCGTACACTAAACACAAAGTTAATTACGCAGTTTTGCGAGGTGGAGAAAAGTTTGAATGTCCGAATTGTGGCAAGTTACCACACTACAAAAGTATGTACACAACACCAGCTGGAACGATAACACATAGAATGCAATGTTCAGACCGCAAAATATGCAATAAAAAGTTCACTATAAATAACAAAACTTATATGGATTTTATTCAATTTAAGATGCGTAATAATTTAAAATAGTTATATTTGCACGAAATCTGCTTTTCTGTTTGCTGATTTTCATAGTTTTTTAGTTTAATTGTTAGAAGTGGGGAGAAATCTCCACTTTTTTTATGCTCTGAAACCAGCATAAACATTGGAAAAATAAAAATAATTTAAAAATAATTGTTAAAAAGTATTGCAGTTATAAACATTATGTATATATTTGCTGAAACATTTAAACTTTATAATATGAAAACATTACACAACACTTTTAACCCTAACTATGTACCAACTCAAATTGAAAATGAGTACGTACCAAAAGGTAACCACATTAACGATGCTATCAGAAAGCAATTTTTTACCACGTTTGATGTGCAAAGATTAAACAGAATAAGAGAAATTAAGTTAAACAATTTAAACGAAAAACGATGAACTATAAACTACACAACAAAGCGAACAATTTAATGCAGATGCATAGAGATATGAAAGATAGAATTTTATTTTTAGAAAATACTATTCATATACATTGTTGGTTTTCAGATATGAAAGATAAACACTTTAACAGAATAGACACTTGCAAACGTGGACTTGAAAGAATAGAACAAGCGTATATCAAAGTATTAACCGAAATTTTAGCAGTATGACACCAAAAGAAAAAGCAAAAGAGTTATTTGATAAATACTCCAATCCATTTGATAGAAATGGTTGCATTCCACCAAGCGAAGCATTGTTTAACGCAACAGTCAAACAATGTGCATTAATAACAGTTGATGAAATATTAATAGTTTTAAACCAATTAACTTTAGAGTATGAATATTGGGAAGATGTTAAACAAGAAATATTAGCATTATGATAGAAGTAGAATGTAAACAATGCGATGGCAAAGGCAGAATAGAAGTATCTGCTGATTGCTTTCAACCAGCTTGGAATTGTTGCGGTGGATGTACAGAAATCGTTGAATGTCCAGAATGTGAGGGAAGCGGAGAAATAGAAGAATACGAAATTTAAAACAAAATACAATTTACATAAACACACGAAATTGTAAAATATATTTAAAGTTATGGAAATAGATAGAATAGTATTAAACGTAATTAAGAAGTTTGAAAAACGAGCAGACGAAGGTTTAAAGAAGTACGGAGTAACACTTGAAAGAACCGATTTAAGCACGTTAGATTGGATTGAACACGCACAAGATGAGTTAATGGATGGCATACTTTATTTAGAACGATTAAAACAAGATTTAAAATGAAACAATTAGCAGTAGAATGGTATTCTCAACAACATTTAAAACTTTTAATCAAGTTAGAAAATAAAGAATTAAGTATTGGGGAATATGCAGTACAACATCAAGAAATTTTGAACCAAGCCAAAGAAATGGAAAAGCAACAGAGTCAAGAAACATTTAAACAATCAAGACAAGCTAAAATATTTGAAAAAGATATGCCTCCAGTTTGGGAATCTTGGGAACAATACTACAACGAAACATTTAAACAAACAATAAAATGAATTTAATTAAGATTACAGAATTAATAGAAAGATATGA